ATGGCGAACCTCTTGCTTCCAGTTTGTTTGGAAGAGTATTGTAATTATTTTGATGTTACTCCTGATGTGCTTACTTTGCCTTGCATTTTCTGTCGTCGTGATTTGTGTGATTCTGATTTAGATAGTTTTAGCAGAAAGCGTCTGAGTTTAGTATGGAAAAAAGGTGTTTGCTATGCTGCATGTGTGAGATGTGTTGCACGCACAGCTGCGTATGAAAGAGCGAAATATTTTCAATGTACAGTAGAAGCTGTCTATATAGAGTATTTTACTCAAACTCCATTGCAAGAGTTAAATGTGAGGTGTCTGTTTTGTATGGGGTTGCTTACTAATGAGGAGAAGATTGATATTATCGCGTCTGGTTCTAAATTTCAACTGGTGCGAGGGCATTGGAAAGGTGTCTGCCGCGAATGCTTCTAAGATGCAAGGTAAACAAGCAACAATCAAAGATATTACATTAGATATGAAAAAAATTGCTTTGCCCTGTAACCTATTGTGTGGAGAAGAGAGTTTGTCACCAGATTCAGAGGAGGAGCATCCAGTATATAAAGTTGACAGCTGTTGCGACAACTGTTGCCGAGTAATTCGTGTCGTTGTTGTTGCTACTGAAACTGGCATTAGAGCATTTCAGCAACTATTGACCGAAGAAATTTCGTTTCTTTGCCCCAACTGTTCCAGGAGTCATTTGCAACATGGCAGATTCCACTAAAGGTACAGAATCGTTTGACTGTTTAGAAGGGACTAGTGACTGGTACTTTGTAACTGAAGCAGACTGTGTGGATGATATACAATGTATTGATGAGCTGTTTGATGACAGTACAGAATCAAACATCTCAAATCTGTTAGACGACAGTGATGAGGTGGATCAGGGGAATACCCTGGCTCTGTTTAATGAACAGTTGCGGGAGGATTGTGACAAAACAATCCAGTTCCTAAAGCGAAAGTATGTAAGTAGTCCTCAGGCAGATATAGCAGCTTTAAGTCCAAAGCTGCAGGCTATATCTATTTCTCCACAAAAAGAAAAACAAAGTAAAAGACGCTTGAATTTTCAGGACAGTGGAATTGAGCAGGATGAAGCTGAAAATACTTTTACGTCGCAGGTAGAGATCGCCTTAGATAATAGTAATGTTAGTACGCCTGAAGAAAATGGCGTCTCAGGGGTTGAAGTATTGGAAAGAACTAATCAGAAAGCATATATGTTATTTAAATTTAAAGAAACGTTTGGTGTATCATTTAATGAATTGGTTAGAAGTTTCAAAAGTGATAAATCATGTAATGATAATTGGGTTATAGCTGTTTTTAAAGCCGCAGAAGAAGTTATGGAAGCATCTAAAATATTAATTCAAAAATATTGTAACCATGCACAAATTATAATACGTGAATTTAATGGTGTTTATGTTGTTCAATTTAAAAGTGCTAAAAGTAGAGAAACTGTCAGTAAACTGTTTTGTGAATTGTTAAATGTTCAAAGTTTCCAAATAATGTGTGAACCTCCTAAAATTAGAAGTGTAGCTGCAGCACTGTGGTTTTATAAACAATCATTACTTGAAAAGAGTTATGTGTACGGTGGTCTTCCACAATGGATACTTTCACAAACTATTGTTGATCACCAAGCAGCTGCAGCTCCTGATACATTTGAATTATCTGCACTGGTCCAATGGGCATATGATAATGATATAACTGATGAGGCACAAATGGCCTATGAATATGCTGAATTAGCAAGTACTGATAGTAATGCAGCTGCTTTATTAAAACATAATAATCAAGTAAAGTTTATTAGAGATGCTTGTACAATGGTTAGACTTTATAAAAGACATGAAATGCGAAAAATGACAATGTCTGATTGGATATGGCATTGTAGTGACAAATGTGAAGATGTTGCTGGCGATTGGAAACCTATTATGCAGTTATTAAAATTTCAACACGTTAATATCTTAGATTTCCTATATATGTTTAAACAATTTTTAAAAGGTACACCTAAAAGTAATTGTTTAGTGTTTTATGGTCCACCAGATTCAGGAAAATCATACTTTACGTATTCCTTAACAAAATTTCTAAGAGGTAAAGTTATTTCCTATGTAAATACTAAAAGCCAATTTTTTCTACAACCCTTATCAGATTGTAAAATAGGATTATTAGATGATGCAACATATCCTTGTTGGACATTTTTTGATATTAATATGAGAACAGCCTTAGATGGTAACTGGGTTAGTGTTGATTTTAAACATAAAGCACCAATTCAAATGAAATTGCCACCTTTGTTAGTAACAACTAATTACGATGTTAAAAGTGATCAATCATTATTGTATTTGCATAGCAGAGTACAATGTATCTGTTTTCCTAACAAAATCCCTCTTACAGAGCAAGGAAATCCTATATTTGAGATTACTGATTACACTTGGAAATGTTTTTTTAGAAAACTGGCAACACAATTAGAACTGACAATTCCGGAGAAGGAAGATGGATTGGTTGACAGACCGTTTCAATGCCATCCAAGACAATATCTTGAATCTAATTGAGCAGGGAGCTGAAGATTTGGACTCCCAAATAAATTATTGGAATCTTGTTAGACAAGAAAATGTGTATTTATATTATGGGAGAAAAGAAGGCCTCACACATTTTGGTCTTCAACCGTTACCTGTAGCAGCAGTTTCTGAATATAAAGCAAAGGAAGCCATAAATATGGTACTGTTGTTGCAGTCATTAAAAAAGTCTGCCTATGCTAATGAAGTATGGACCTTACAAGATGCTAGTGCAGAATTAATAAATACCCAACCCAAGGATTGTTTTAAAAAGCAACCGTACACAGTAGAAGTATGGTTTAATAATGACAGGCAAAACAGTAATCAATATATTAATTGGAACTTCATATATTACCAAGATGCTAATGATGTATGGCACAAAGTACAAGGACTTGTAGATTATAATGGCCTGTATTATGTTGAAACTGGTGGTGACCAAGTATACTTTGCACTATTTGATGCAGATGATCAAAGGTTTGGAGGCACCGGAATATGGAGTGTGCATTTTAAAAATAAAACTCTTTCCGCCCCTAGCAGCTCTGCAAGTTCCTTCTCCCCTCACTCCGGGAAGAACTACGCCACCGTTTCCAGTCCCACCGAAAACACCGTATCCCAATCGGAAAGCCCAGGACGACTCCAAAAATCGGAGGTCGGCTCTAGTACCAGTCCCAGGGCGAAAACATCTACAGTTCGACGACGACGAGAAAGAGAATCTACCCCCGAAGGACAACCTTCCACCTCAACAAAGAGAAGAAGAGGAAGAATTGGAGGAGGAGGAGGAGGAGGAGCTGAACGAGCTGTCCCGTCTCCTGACCAAGTGGGGTCGCGACATAGATCGGTTTCAACAACGCATCTGTCAAGACTTGCACGACTTCAGAAAGAAGCTTGGGATCCCCCAGTCCTAATTCTTACAGGTCCTGCAAATGTTTTAAAATGTTGGCGGTATAGAAAGAAAAATCAAAATGAGTTTTCATTTTTAGATATTAGTACTATATTCACTTGGGTTGGGAGTAACAAAGAGACTGATAATAAAGGCCGTATGTTAATTGCTTTTCATAATGATACAGAAAGAGAACAATTTGTAAAACATGTTCATTTTCCCAAACACACATCATATGCTTTCGGAAAACTAGATAAGTTGTAAAAATGACAAGCAGAGCAAAAAGGATTAAACGTGATTCTGTAGAAAATTTATATAAACAATGTAAACTTACTGGTCAATGCCCTGATGATGTAATAAACAAAGTAGAAGGCACGACTCTTGCTGATCGATTATTAAAAATTATAGGTAGTGTTGTTTATTTTGGAGGACTGGGTATAGGAACCGGAAAGGGTTCAGGGGGTGCTACAGGCTATAGACCAATTGGAGCTACAACACCTAGAGTCACAGATGCAATTCCTGTACGGCCAGTAGTTCCTGTTGATCCTTTAGTCCCAGCTGAATTAATACCTGTAGACCCTGGAGCTTCTTCAATAATTCCTTTGACAGAAGCTGGAATTCCTGATGCAACATTAATTGAATCAGGAGGAGCTGTAATTGATGCTGGCTCAGCAGAACCACCTGTACTTACAACTATAGATCCTATATCAGACGTTACAGCAGTAGATAACCAACCTACAGTTATTACAGGACAAGATGAAAATATAGCTGTTTTAGATATACAACCGACACCCCAAGCTCCTAAACGTGTAATATCAGGTGTTAGGTCACTTGGTAAAAGCCCTTTTGAGCCACAAATTTTATTGCCTCCACCAGATATGCCTGCAATTGATGTTAGTGTATTTGTTGATGCTCAGTTAGTTGGTGAAACTGTTGGTGCTGAATTAATACCATTAGATGATATTAATTTAATAGAGGAATTTGAGATACAGGAGCCTGTAACACGAACCAGCACGCCTGAGCAGCGTCTGGGAAGGGCATTTCAAAGAGCTCGGGAACTATATAATAGACAAATAAGACAAATTAGAACCCGAAACAGGGACTTTTTAGGACCTGTTTCGCGCGCAATTCAATTTGATTTTGAAAATCCCGCCTTTAGCACTGACGTCACTTTGCAGTTTGATCAAGACGTGCAGAATGTAGCTGCTACTCCAGATCCAGATTTTGCAGATGTTATCACAGTACACAGGCCTCAATACTCGGAAACCGATAGTGGTCGCGTTAGAGTTAGCAGACTTGCCAGACGGGGAACAATCATTACTAGAAGTGGTACGCAAATAGGTGAAAATGTACACTTCTATTTTGACCTCAGTACTATAGGTTCTGACGCTGCTGATGCCATAGAATTAGGGACAATAGGCCAACATTCAGGCGAAACTGCAATTGTAGATGCAGTGGCAGAGAGCACATTTGTAGATATCCCTAATAGTAGTGAAATACAATTTGATGATGAGGATTTGCTTGATACTCAAGTAGAAAATTTTGAAGGGGGTCACCTAGTTCTATCTGGCACTGGTCGTAGAGGTGCAGTTTATAGTTTTCCTACATTAGCTCCTGGTGTTGCACCGAAGATATTTGTTGATGACTTTGCTAAAAATCTTTTTGTATCATATCCTATCAGCCATAATAAAACTGATATTATAGGCCCGGATACACTACATCCTTTGGAGCCTCCAATTATATTAGATTTTCAAAGTTCTACCTATTATTTACATCCTTCTTTAAGACGCAGACGGAAGCGGAAACGCTCAGATATTTATGATTTTCTTTCAGATGGCTCTGTGGACACACCAGAATGGTAAACTGTATCTGCCACCCCCAAGACCAATCGCCAGAGTTCTCAGCACGGACGAATACGTGACAAATACTAGTCTGTTTTTCTATGCTGGTACAGAACGCTTACTACAAGTAGGCCATCCATTTTTTGAAGTTAGAAGCCCTCAGGAAACTGTTGAGGTGCCAAAGGTATCTGGTAATCAATATAGGGTGTTACGTTTAACATTACCTGATCCTAATAAATTTGCTTTAGTTGATTCCTCTATCTTTAACATGGATAGAGAACGACTAGTATGGAGATTAAGAGGTATTGAAATAGGTCGTGGAGGACCGTTAGGGGTAGCCACAACAGGCAATCCATTATTTAACAAATATAATGATACTGAAAATCCTAACAGATATCCTCTGGCTCAAACAGATGATAATAGGCAAAATGTATCTACAGACCCAAAACAAACACAGCTCTTTATGGTTGGCTGTGCGCCTCCAATAGGGGCTCATTGGGATATAGCTGAGTTTTGTGAAACACATAGACCTCAGGCTGGAGAATGTCCACCTGTGCAATTAATTAATTCTGTTATACAAGATGGGGATATGTGTGACATTGGCTTTGGTGCTTGCAATTTCAGAACATTTCAGCAGGATAGATCAGGAGTGCCTTTGGATATAGTAGATAGCACCTGTAAATATCCAGATTTTCTAAAAATGACTAAAGATAAATATGGTGATGAACTTTTCTTTTACGGTAGACGAGAACAATTGTACACTCGGCATTACTTCACCAGAGCTGGAACAATAGGTGATAGCATTCCTACACCTTATAAAGGTTCTGAATTTTATAGACAGCCACAGGATAGTCAGGCACAAAACACTGTAGATTCCCATATTTATATTGCAACTCCCAGTGGTTCGCTAACTAGTAGTGATGCACAATTATTTAATAGACCATATTGGTTACAAAATGCTCAGGGAACTAATAATGGTATTTGCTGGGGAAATCAGTTATTTGTGTCATATGTTGACAATACGCGCAACACTAATTTTAACTTATCTGTTTACAAATCAGGGGCGCCTGGTGCTCCGGTGCCTTCTGATTATAGATATAAGGCCTCAGATTTTAAACAATATTTGCGTCATGTTGAGGAAGTGGAGATAGAGTGTATATTCCAGCTCTGCAAGGTTACTTTGGATGCTGACATCTTAGCACATATCAATGTAATGAATCCAAACATACTTGAGCAGTGGCAATTGGCATTTGTTCCTCCAGCACCACAAAGTATTGAGGATCAATATAGATTTTTGCAGTCCATGGCAACTAAGTGTCCTACTGCTGCTGCTGCAGAAGACAACAATGATCCTTACAAAGATTATACCTTTTGGCAAATAGATATGACTGAACGATTTTCTTTAGAATTAAATCAATTTCCACTAGGTAGACGGTTTTTGTATCAAAGTGGATTAATAACTAACAAACGTGTTAGAAAAGAGCAGCCAGCAACACGACGCGTAAAACGCAAACGTACCTCAAAATAAGCAATGTATCCAAAGTTGTGAATTTTTATGTTTATTGTGATAAAATACTGTGAATCCCTAATACTGTGAATTCCAAAACTGTGAATGGTCTCTGAATGTACTATATTTGTCTGAATAAATTGCTGATGCGCAATAATCTGGTTGCAATTTTACTGACTCATTTGGGGGCTGGCAAATATTTTTCACCGCACCCAACAATTATTTGGATAGTATATATGCTTGGCAAGGATGTGATCAATGTTGCTGACAAGCACGAATCTGTGAGGGTCGATACTGCCAAACCTAAAGCCAGCAACCGTTTCTGGTAAGTTTTTGGCGCCAAAGGGCAAAAAAGCAACCGATAACGGTCTCTTAGAGTCAAACAAGGTGAGTACAAGTTCAAACAGTATATGGCTGACTCAAGTGTTTTGGCAACGACCGTAAACGTTTCATATTAATCGCCTCTGGGATAGTTGTTGTTGCCAACAATCATATCTTACTACATTTTTTCTACCGAAGACGGTCATATAAATAGAAGCAAAAACCAAAATAGATTACTTTTCACAG